GTGTCCATACAGGTGTGCCCGCAGGGTAGGAACATGGAGGAGTGGGTAGCTAGTTACCGAGAGTTGTCCACCTTAGAGGGTGTAGATGTAATTGGTGTATCCTATGTGGATCACTTTGACGTCCCGGAGGATTGGCCCTACTTTGGTGACCAGATGGAACCTGCAGAGATTGCAAGGTTGCGCTTCTTGCACTACTTGATTGGGACACGCACGTTGCGGGCAGATAAACCCCATCACCTGTTAGGGTTGGCTTCGCCACAGGCTTTGAAGTGGTATGCTAACTATCCATTTTTAAGGAGTATAGACACTTCGTTCCCGGTTGTCAGTTCCACTCATTATGGAGACATGAGCAATCCCGAAGTCAAGAAGTACCCAGGTTTCCTTGATTATGAGACCAAGTTAGATGATAGACAGTTGGTTATGGCTATTAAGAATATTCTTTGGATGAGAGAGGCGTGCCAATAATGACTCAGTTACCACAACCACCGTTACCTAAGAGAGCATTGAAGCTTCAGACTCTTCATGAAAGCGCTACCTCTTGCTGGAAGGGTATGTCACGACTTCCAGCTAATGTTGAGTTCTTGGAGTTCCAACTGACCGAGCGAGAGAGGCAAGATGAGAAGTGGGGAATACAACAGCACTCTTTATCCCGTTGGTGCACTATCTTGGCAGAGGAGTTTGGTGAGTTTGCTACAGAGGTTAACGAACTTGAAAGTGGCAGGGACGATCGTATTGGCCAGGCCATTGCTGAACTCGTGCAGACGGCTGCCGTGTGCCAATCTATCTATGAGCGGTACTTCTACGAAAGGATAACCAATGCCAAACAAGAAAGCAATTGTACTACTTAGCGGCGGAATCGATTCAGCAACGGCTGCTTACAAGATGAAGGCTGAAGGGTATGATATCATAGCCCTAACACTACTGTACGGTCAAGTGGCCTCACGAGAGGTTGAGTGTGCCAAGAAGATTGCAGAAGCAGTCCAGGCGGAGAGGCATGTAATTTTGGATCTCAACGTTCTCAAGAAAATCTTCATCTCGCCACTGACAGTTGATAATCCTCGTGACGTGGTCAAGCCTCAGGAGAATGATAGAGAGGGCTCCTCTTACTATCTAGTGCCTTTGCGGAACCTTGTCTTCATGTCTATTGCATGTGCCTTTGCTGAGAGTGTGCAAGCAGAGGCAGTAGTCATTGGAGCACATGGTGATGATTGTAAGGGTTTCCCTGATTGTAGGCCAGAGTTCTACGTTTCTCTCTTTGATACCGTGAAGAAGGGTACCGAGGATGGAGGAATGGTACCACGAATCCTTCAACCGTGGGCGGCCCATTCTAAGGCCGAGATCATAGCCGAAGGTCTTAAGTTTGGTGTACCGTATGAGCACACGCACAGTTGTTACCTCAACAGCGATCATCCCTGCGGCATCTGTGAAAGCTGTCAGTATCGTATTCAGGCCTTCCTTGATAATGGAACTGGCGATCCGTTGATGTTCCTCTATATAAACGCACCAGATGTAGTGAAGAAATGATTGAAGGCGCCTACCACATTTACGATCTTAACTCTATCATGCACCGTGCCTGGTACGTTGGCAATACTCAAGCAAAGGATGTCGGCCCACAAGCCATCTTTGCCGGGATGATGCTGAAGCTGTTGAGCGAGCATAAACCCAAGTGGGTGATTGCAGCAGAGGATAGTGGAAGCTCAACTTTCCTCAGAGAGGCCATCTACCCGGAGTACAAGAAGGGTGAGGATAGAGATCCAGTAGAGGCGCAAGACTTCCATTCAGGTGCTGCCCACATGAAGCGTATTATGGATGTGATGATGATACCTCGTGTGGGTTACCCCGGAAGTGAAGGGGACGACCTCGTTGCCACGTTGGTAGCCCAGAATGAGCCCAATATGGATATCGTTATCGTGAGCTCTGATCGAGACCTTCTCCAGTTAGTACATCATAATGAACCCTTCCCGCTTGTGGCCATGTATGACCTTAATACTAAGCAGTTCTGGGATAGCGATGCCGTGTTTGTTAAGTATGGTGTGCGCCCTCATGAACTTCGTGACTACAAAGCACTTATGGGTGACCCTGGTGACAATGTGCCAGGCGTACCCGGTATTGGTCCTGTAATGGCGCAGCGGTTGATGGAGAAGCATGGTACTCTGGAGGATGTGCTCAAGAATGCAGATGTTAGAGGGAGAGAAGGGAAGTTGGTGAAGGAACACATTGCCGAGGCTTTGACGTCAAGGGAGTTGGTTCGTCTCCAAGATGATGTACCCATTCACGTTCGACCTATGGAATGGTGCCCTAGCGCCCAGTGGAAGGAACATGTAGTTGAGCTCTTCAAAGAACTCGACTTTCCTAGGGACTTGCTAGGTAGTGTGCATATGATGGAGGAGAGAAGGGTATGAGAAAGGGCTCCCACATGACGCCCAAGCAGTTAAAGAGGCATAGGATAGCTATGAACCAACCTGAGTTTGTGGCTAAGATGAGGCGGTTGCAATTGGCGCAGATGGCAGACCCCATGGCCAAAGCTAAATGCATCGCATCTTCATTGCAGCCCGCTTCACGAGAGAAAAATAGGTTAGCGGCTATTATTCGTAATCGAGATTCCTCTTTTAGGGCAAGAATGTGTGAAATTCAAAGATCCGTTGAGCGTAGCGGTGCAAATTGCTATGCTTGGCAAGGTGGCAAGTCCTTCGAGGAGTATGGGCCCACGTTCAATGAATCGCTCAAAAGACAGATCCGTGAACGAGACAACCAAACGTGCCAGGTATGCAGTCACGTTTGGGTTGAAGGTGAGAGAAGGTTAACAATCCACCATATAGATTACGATAAGCAAAATAATGATTTTAGTAATCTGATTTCACTATGCTGTAGTTGCCATTGTAAGACATATACTAGACGTGAGTATTGGATGAAGTTTTTCAAAAAGGTAGTGTTTTAGTATGGGCCCCCGTTGCGAATTGTGTGAGTTAGGTCAGCAAGTTCATACCAATTGCATGGCCTGTAAGGGTACTGGTGCTAGTGGCTTGATGTTAGTAGGTGAAGCACCTGGAGCTGTAGAGGATGGCAATGGTCTTCCCTTCTGCGGAGATTCTGGCATCCTTCTCTCTAGAGTGCTAGCTAAGGCTGGCATCGATAGAGAGTCCGTCACCCTGACAAATGCAATACGTTGCAGACCACCCGGTAACCGAGATCCAAAGGCCGGTGAGATAGGTTCATGTCGTAGGTACCTCTTGCAGGACATCCAAAGGTTGCAGCCTAAGGTTATTGTGCCTATGGGTAACATTGCTCTCCAAGCACTGTTGGGCCGAGCTGGCATCACAAAGGTTCGTGGCTCTGTGATGACTAGTGAAGAGTTCCCAGGCGTCTTTTTCGTACCAACTCTCCACCCATCTAACGCCATGAGGCAATGGCAGAACGAGAAGGTACTCGAGAGAGACTTAAGGCGAGCTCAGACTGTTTGCCTAGAGGGCTACCAACCTATACCAACGAACTATAAAGTCTGTGCTTCGGTAGCAGAGGTGGTTGCCCTTCTGGATAGGCTTGAGCGGACCACCTACGATTACTGTGCAGTCGACACGGAGACAACAGGGTTCAGTTATTGGAATGATAAGATTATCTGCGTCTCCCTTTCCAATAGAGTAGGTACAGGTTGGGTGATACCACTCTACGGTCTCCACTGTGCTGACATATGGTCACCGGGGGACTTTGTTGCTATTGTTGCTGCCTTGAAGAAGTTCCTTGAAGGCCCTACGCCTAAGTGTGGGCAGAACTTGATTCAGTTTGATAGCTTGATGACTCGAGGTAACTTTGGTTTCGATATTGAGAGCACCGTTGCCGACACTATGTACCTCCATCACACCGTTGACGAAAACCAACCTCATAGTCTGGACTTTATGATTTCTTGGTACACGGACATGCAGGCCTACAAGAAGGCCTTCTTCGATTCCATACCACGTGGTGGTAATTTCTCTGACGCCCCTACGGAGCTCCTGTGGCAGTATGCAGCAGAAGATGCAGATGCTACCTATAGAGTAGCTCGTAAGTTGATACCAGAGGCTATAGCTGATGATGTTAAGCGTGTGCATGATAATGTTATGTTACCTCTTGCGTACGTCTTGGCTGATGCCGAGTACTATGGCATACGTGTCAATATGGAGGAGTTGGATAAGCAGCACGACATATATACTGCAAAGCGTGATGGTATATTGATAGATGTCTATGAACTTGCCGGAGGTGAGTTCAATGTCAATTCGGCTCCGCAGAAGGCTGAGGTGCTGTTCGACAAGTTGAAGCTCCCCGTCATCAAGAAGACTTCAGGCGGTAATAGATCCACAGATGCTGAAACGCTTAAGCAGTTGGCTAAGACTCATCCCATAGCTGAGAAGTTGATCGAACTCGGTGTCATCAACCATGACATCAATACCTATCTGAAGGGGAAGGACGGGAAGACAGGTTTGTTGCGGCACATCCGTAATGGGAGAGTGCACCCAAGGTGGATGCAGCACGTAGCGGTAACAGGCCGGTTGTCTAGTAGTGATCCTAACGCTCAGGGTATGAAGAAGAAGGGTCCATTCCGATCTCTGTTCTGTTCGACTGAAGGTTGGACTTGGGCAAGCTTTGACTACAAGTCTATGGAGGCGTATGTTGTAGGTTATGTAGGTCCAGATGAGAAGCTGATGCAGATGCATAAGGATGGAGAAGATGTGCATGCATTGGTAGCTTCCAATATCTTTGGTTGTACGCCAGATGAAGTTACTAAGGACCAAAGGAACCAAGCTAAGGGTGTTGTGTTCGGACTCAACTATGGTAGGGGTATCTGGTCTATGGCTAAAGAGTTTGGCATCACTAAGAAGGCAGCTCAGGACTATGTAGATGGTTACTTCGAGACGTTCAAAGGTGTGAAGGCTCACTTCGATAGAGTGAATGCTCAAGTAGACTCCGATAACGAAGTTCAGACTCCATTTGGACGCAAGCGTCATCTATATGGTGTACCTAATCTAAAGGCCGCTCTCAAGAGAGGATTCTATAGTAATCGAGCTAAGAGTGATTGTGAGAATTCTCTTGGTGAAATGTACAGGCAAGCTATGAACGTTACGATCCAATCTCCAGCAAATGACATCCTAGGCGCTGCTTGCATACGCATTCGGGATCGCTTTGCAGCCGAAGGGTTACACGGTCGTCTCCTTGTTTCACAACATGACGCCTGGCACGGTGAGTTCCCTGATGAGGAACTCGAAGCTTGTGCCTTCATTGTGAAGGAAGAGATGGAGAGGCCTGTCCCAGAGATGTTTAACGTTTCCTTCCAAACAGATGCCGATTTTGGGAGATTTTGGAGTGATAGCAGTATTAAGGTAAAAGGAATTAGCGAATGAGTGTGAAATGGCGTGGTACTGAGTTGGATGTCTTTCCAAAGCATGTTGTGCCTAAGTGGGCTGAGGATTACGTGAGGAAGGTTTACCTCCTTCGAGATGATGAAGGCAAACCTTGCGAGGGCTTGCGAGAGGCTTTCTTGAGAGTGATCAAGTTTGTTGGTGCTGAAGGTAGGTTGGATGAAGAGACACAGACGGCACTCTATCACCTTATGATTCGAGGTGTCTTCTACCCCAATGTGGTATTCCTCATGAATGCTGGTACATCTGTTTCCAACCTGGGGGCGTGTTACACCCTGAAGTTGGATGATAGTATTGATGATGGGCCATACAGTATTCAGGCTACTCAGGCAAAGGCTATGGATATTCTGATAGGTGGTGGAGGATTAGGCATTGACTTCACGCCACTCCGTGCTAAGGGTACTCTGATTAGCCGTAATAAGGGTGCAGCTAGTGGGCCAGTTAACTTTATGCGATTGTTTGATAAGTTGGCTAGCGTGATTGCGGCTGGTGGCAGACGTCGTGGTGGTCTTTTAGGTGTCCTTGGAGTAGACCATCCAGACATTGAGGAGTTCGTTACTTGTAAGGGTAACCTTGATGAGTTTGAGGATTCTAATCTCTCAGTGCGTGTTACCGATGAGTTTATGATTGCTGCGACGAGTGCTCCAGGTGATGCTCGCAATAATTTGTTCAAACTTATTTGTGAGCAGGCGTGGAAGACGGGCGACCCGGGTATGCTTTTTGATACGACTCTCAATAGAGATAATCCATGCCCGGAAGATGGTCCAATAACGGTTACTAATTTGTGCGGGGAGGTTTGCCTCACGGGAGATACGCCCATTTCCCTTCTCGATAGTACAGAGGTCCCCATCAAGGATCTTGTTGGCCTTGAACCATTTTGGGTCTACAGCTACGATCATGGTAGACAGAAAATTATTGCAAGTCTTGCCACAGCACAGAAGACTAGGCTCAACGCAGAATTAGTTGAGGTTACGTTAGACAATGGTGAAACCGTTCGCTGTACTCCAGACCACCAATGGATGCTCCGTTCCGGAGAGTATATGGAGGCAAAGGACCTCCAGCCAGGTACTAGCCTTATGCCCTTGTATAGGAGGTTGGATGATTATGGCTATGAGCAGTTTTACGACGTTAGGTTAGATGGAGGAGGTCGTTGGCACTGGACACATATGCGTACTTGTGGCCTGAAACCTGAATCCATGAAAGGAAAGGATGCTGTTCGGCATCATAAGCAGCAGCAAGATGGTAGTTTCAATCCTTTAGACAATAGGCCAAGTATGCTTGAATGGATGTTGAGGACGAACCACACACAGTTTCATAATGCCTTGTGTGATAACATGTGTGGTCAGAATAACCCTATGTGGGGTAGGACTCAAAGTGAGAAGACTAGGAAGTTAATATCAGAGGCAAAGAAGGGTGTGCGCCCCAATTGGCAGCCAGGATTTTTGGAATTTGCTAGACAGTTCCACAAGGCCTTGTGGCAAGATTCGGCGTACAGAGAGGAAAGAATGGCTGCTATGTCTACTCCTGAGGCCCGCAAGAAACATAGTGAGGCCCTCAAGTTGGCTATGTCAGACCCAAGTTTTTCCAAGAATGTGTCGGAGGGTTTGGTATTGTATTATAGCCAGCACCCCGAAGCGAAAGAGGCTAGAAGGCTTGAGCAGTTGGCTTTAGGTGAAGACCATCCACAAAAGAGTGTTGAAGCTAGGAAGAGGCAGGCAGAGTTTGTGACGGGTGATAACAACCCTATGAAGGACCCCGACGTTGTTGCGAAGATTAGTGAGTCTATGAAGGGCAACCAAAATGGCCGCAATCACAAAGTAGTTTCAGTTAAGTTTCTCTCAGAGCGAGAAGACTGCTACGATCTGTCCGTGGATAGACTCCACAACTTTGCCCTCACAGCTGGTGTGTTTGTGCACAATTGCGCACCTAGTCCTTTTGCATGTAACTTGGCCTCTATCGATGTGAGTAAGTTCTCCCATCCTTCGGATACCGCCATAGAGTTCAATTGGCGTTTGTTCCTTACTGTAGTTGAGTTAGGTTGTCTATTCCTCAATGCTGCCCTCGACTGTGATTGCTATATTGGTGAAGAGGTTCGAGAAAGGATGAAGAAGGTCCGCCTTGTAGGTCTTGGCATCATGGGCTTTGGTGACCTCCTCTTAAAGCAACACGTTAAGTATGGATCGGAAGATTCTTGCCAGTGTGCAGAGGCCATTGCAAAGAGGATGGCAGTGCAGGCTAAAGAGGTCTTACCGGATAGCGGTATTCACTTAGCGTTTGCGCCTACAGGTTCACTGGCATCGTTGGCTGGATGCAGTAGTGGTATCGAACCTAATATTAGCTGGCAAGTTAGACAAAGGATAAAAACTACTGACGAAGTAGTTATGGTAGAGCACCCCATCTATGCTCAGTACTCCGAAGGAGTCTTACCCGATTACTTCGTAACAGCTCATGAGGTGACGCCAGAGGAGCATGTGTTAGTTCTTGCAGCCTTTCAGAAACACGTGGACGGAGGGTGCTCAAAAACGGTCAATCTTAAGGCAGACGCTACAGTAGAGGATGTTGCTGAAGTCTTCATGCGAGCTTGGAGATTGGGTTGCAAAGGTGTCACCGTTTACCGAGATGGTTGCAGGAAAGAACAACCACAACAAGTTGCCACGCCAGTTGAGAAGGAGATTGCACTACCACCCGAACTTTCTCATCGCCATAAGCTTCCAGATACTTGTGACGATATGAGACACCATTTCTCAATTGGTAAGATGGAAGCTTACATACATGTTGGTCTGTTTGAGGATAGATCTCCTGGAGAGCTCTTCACGACTATAGCCAAGACTGGTACTACTGTTAGAGGTTTGACTGATTGCCTTTCCATTCTCTTTAGCCTTTGTTTACAGTATGGAGTGCCTCTATCGGAATTGGTTGATAAGTTGAGTCACCAGTCGTTTGACCCTAAGGGTATGACTTCGGATAAGGATATACCCTTCGCTTCGAGCTTTGTGGACTATATCGTTAGATGGATGGATTTGAAACTTGGAGAGGGTAAGACACCTGAGGGTAGCATGGGTGACACCTGTCCCGAGTGTGGGTCACAATTGATACGTGAGGGCGGCTGTATGCACTGTAGTGCCTGTCCGTTCAGCAACTGCGGTTGAGAGAGTTGAAAATCCATTTGGCGATTTCCGAAACGTATCCTATAATATAATAGAACTAGAACTTTAACCAAAATGTCGAGAGGAGTTTAGTATGCCACAACAGTACGGCACAACGGATACAGCAGCTGCGACCAAGTTCGCAGACAAGCTGGCAAAGGGCCAATGGTGGAAGCCTAAGGAAGGTGATAACCAGATTCGTGTTATCCCACCCGTAGTTGGTTTCAACCAATGGTGGGCCGAGTGGACTCTACACTGGGGTGTAGGTCCTAACAATATGGTTACACCTTGTCGGAAGAAGCACAGTCCGGATAAGGCCTGCGCCGTGTGCGAGTTCATCGAAACCCTGTTGGCTAAGGGTGACAAGGAATCGGCTGATATGACTGACGATATGAAGGCATCGTGGATTGCTGCTGTGAATATCGTTGACTTGTCTGCAACGACCTTTGGTATCCAACCGGCTATGTTTGGTAAGCAGATCACGCAGGGCCTGGTGTCGTTCGAAACCGATGAGGAGTATGGTGACATCTCTAACCCTGAGACGGGTTTCAATATGAAGATCAACCGTGGTCCAAAAGGAGCCCAACCCTTGTACACGGTTAGGTCGGCACGCCAACAGAGTGCTCTTGCTAATGCTGAAGAGGTCTTGGCTGACATACCTGGTCTGCGTCAGGCCTTTAGAGTCTATACCTATGAGGAACAGCAAAAGATCCTTCAGGGTATCCAAGTAGGCTCGAGTGCGCCGGTTCAACAGCAAGAGCAAGCACCGTCACAGGTACAACAAACACCTAAGCAAGAGCAGAGCCTCCAACGCACACCGGTTACAGATGCTCCACAGGCAACTATTACCACTCCAAGGTGTTTTGGTAAGGAGTTTGCAGCTGGCGATACTATCTGTGAGGCCTGTGACCATAAGGTGGGTTGCTCAACTCAGTGCCAGCCAGCACAAGAAGTAGTTGCAGAAACTGGTCCTGCGAATGATCTTCCCAAACCCAGATGCTTTGGAAAGAGTTTTGATGCTGGTGACCAGGCATGTGCCATCTGTGGAGTGATGATAGGTTGTCAGGCTGCTAATTAAGAGGGCGAGCTTTTCAGATGAGTTTAAGTGAAGACATAGTAGCTGCTGTCAAGAAAGAGATTAGGGTTCTCGCTACGACCCTGTCTGCCGATTGCACTGATGACGGGGTAGAACAGTGGTTGAGCACAGGATCGATTTCTCTCAATGCAGCTATCCGTAGGCTGGGTATTCCTATTGGTAGAATGATATCTATCCTCGGCCGCCCTGCAAGTGGAAAATCTACACTTTGCTATCACTTAATGTGTTCAGTTCAAGAGGTGGGCGGTTTAGCCATCTTGGTGGATACTGAGCATACTTACAGCCCGGGTAGAGCTAAGAGGATTGGAGTAAAGAATGAAGACATCCTTTTCTACCAGACTCTGGATCTTGAGCAACTCTTTGCTTTGGTGACTCGAACCTCAGCGTTGAATGCTGCTATACCTAAGGCCGATAGGAAACCTATTCTCATCATCAATGATTCCCATTCTAGTACTCCAACGAAGGCTGAAGTGGGTATGGACGATGATGCTACCCGTACCGAGATTGCTTCATCTGCTAGAGTGACCTCTCTACACTTGAAGAGGTTGGTTGGTTCGGGTTTGATGGAAGAGGGCATGGTCACTTTAGTGCTTGTCAGTCAGCAGAAGGATGCCCCTATGGAGTGGGGTGAGGCTATTTGTTATGTGGCTGAGAACCCTATTCACTTTCATGCGTCTCTGCAGTTGCAGATGTGGAGACGAGGTACTCTGGATAAGAAGGATGGTATCAGTGTTCGCATCAAGGTGAGAAAGAGTAAGGTGGGCCCTCCCTTTGGGGTAGCGGATGTTGACGTCCTTAATGATACTGGTTTTGATGAGAGCCGTTTACTCTTTGAAGCTGCAGTGAAGGCTAAGTTGCTCACCGTGAAGGGTGGAGGTTGGTACGTGTTAGGTGATAAGCAATTTCAGAAGCGAGAGTGGGCTGAGATTCTCGCTAATTCTAAACCTCTTCAGAAACAATTGTATGACTTGATGCTGGGTCGAGATGACGAATGGAGTGACCCTAATGGCTAGAATGGTACTCGATTCATACTCGGCTAAACCAGAAGACATTGCTAGGCTCAAGAGTTTAGCTATTATGAGAGGTATGAGTAAGGCAGCTCTTATTAGAGAGGCCATCACAAAGTTACTACAAGAGGCCGAAAGTGGAAAGACTACCAAGGATAGCGTCCGAGAGACTTCATAAGATTCTGGCTCTTGACCCGGCCACCCTTTGTGGTTGGGCCTACTTTGATGGCCAGAACTTGCTTTCGGGTACATGGGATTTGAGCATCAAGGCTGATGAGTCTTCCGACTTCCGTTTGATTCGCCTCAGAAATAAGCTCCGAGAGTTTGAGGAGGTCACTCGACTCTTCTTTGAACAAGCGGGTCACACGCCTTATCCAAAGGCTGCGCAGATAGCAGGCCAACTCGAGGCCGTCATCCTGACATGGGCTCATGATGGTCACCTACCCTACAAGACTTTTGCACCCACAGCGTTGAAGAAGTGGGCTACTGGTAAGGGTAATGCTGGTAAACCCGCTATGGTTGAAGCAGCCAAGAAACTTACACACTACCAAGGTGAGGAAGACCATGAAGCAGACGCCCGTTTGATGTTAGCCTATTCTATAGAGATGTTCTGTGGCCAGAGAGATCAAGACGCTTGGGCTCTTTGGTTTGAAAGGAATGCAGTATGAGCTTGATGAAAACAAAGTTGTATTGGATACTCACTTTGAGTTTTTGCGTCCTCGTCGTCCTTGGATTCTTTGCAGGTAGGTGGCATGCCCAGCCTACTCAATCTGTAATACAACCCACTTCTCAACCTGCAATACTGCCCACCACTCAAATTGCCACAGGTATTTTTGATGGTTTAATGTACTGGCCTAGAGATCCTATATTAGATCGCCCTCACATCGATTCAGATCTTGTTAGAGACCCCATTGGCTTCTACTACCCAGCAGCTAGGATAGCGTTAGACCTAATCCGTCAACATGAGTCGTTGGATGGTTTGAAGATGATGGGTGATGGAGAAGCGGCTAAGGGTTGGTTGCACCAGCACGAGGGCCATTGGGAGAAGGGTTGTAAGGGGTTAGGTGTCAATTGGTCTTGGCCGGCAGACACTTCAGACTTGCATAAGTGTGAGTACGTAGCCTTGATGAATTGGATGATCGATTGCTACCCTGAGTTAAAAGAAGGTAATGTGGATGCACTCATTAGGCATTTTCGTCTACCCAATGCTCCTTATCGATATGACAATGACACTTACGTAGACCTCGTGACGAAAGCAAGATAATGAAGATTCGTAGATGGTGGCATAAAGTAATGGGTAAGCCCTCTTTTAGGGTGCTTTTGGATACGCCAGCTGGGTTTGTTAAGGGCCATCGCGTACCCTATGGTGACGCAGCCCAAGTAGTAGATCATCACCCTCATGCCATTGCAATACGTTTTGACCCAGAGGAGAAGGAGAAAGTGAAATGAACAAAAACATACCCACGACTAACTGCCCCGTTTGCGGCACTATCATCTTGTTGGATGGCGTGTCACCGTGTGAGTCTTGTAGCGGTACAGGTTCGGTGATATGTGATGAGGGCTGGTTTTTTGGATTACCTATGGCGTGTTTTGTCTGCGAGGGTAAAGGTGTCGTAAAAGGAGTGTGTTCCAATTGTCATACACATCTTCAGGCGAAATGGAATGAAGACGATTCCTTAGCTATCGATAACGAATTGGTAGCCGCTTCCTTTGGTTGAGGAGATAAAGTAATGAAAATAGGATTATTCGCCGACCTTCACACGCACCCATATTCACGTTTCTCTAGCGTCTCTCGTAGAGGTCTCAACAGTTGGGTAGAGCGTGCCTTGACCATCCTCCATCAGATCTATGACCACTGCGCCTCAGTAGGTGTCCACCACATAATTAGTCTTGGTGATCTCATCCACGTGAGTTCGCGAGTGAACATGAAAATGTTCAATGAGTTGTCACGCTTCTTTGAGCAGACGAAGAACCAAGGTTTGGAGACTATTCTCATTGCAGGTAACCATGACCAACTTACGAAGTGTGGCGACGAGAACGTTCTCTTTGCTTTGAGGCATGTGGCCAAGATTGTAGGTAGGCCTTTGTGGTGGAATGCAGATACGCGAGGACTTTCTTGTGACACTAGTATTTTGCTCTTACCTTACACCGAGAACTATCTCGATTTAGGCGAGTTGATGAAGGAGATGATGCAACGAGAGTCAGTACCTAAGATCATACTCGGTCACCTTGCTATGGAAGGTGCAAAGGTTGGTCGGCATGAGTATCAACCACGAGAAGGTTGCCAACCATCGCTCCTTAAGGTGGCAGACCTTGCAGTACTAGGGCACTACCATAAGCACCAGTTCCTGACTCCTCAAGTGCAGTACTTAGGCTCTGCTATGGCAAAGGACTTCAACGATGCCAATGAGGTGAAGTGCTTCGGCATACTTGACACCGAGACTCTTGAGGTTGAACGGATACCAATTAACGCTCCAAGTTTCGCCGTTTATGAAGGGGATCCGACTCAGAGTATGATTAGTGGAGCTACCTACTCGAACCAGATCATACGTGTGGATTATTCCGGGGATATTGACGAAGATAAGGTACGTCGAGAACTACTAGAACGTGGGGCTTCGGCTGTTCTCTTCAAAGGTTCGAAAGTGAAGCAAGTTGAGCAACGTGCTGCTAATCCAGAAACGGACCTCGAGAGTTGCATTCCGGATTACGTAGAACAGAACAATGATGGTCTCGATCCTCAAAAACTTGTTGATATAGGCTTGAGTGTAATAAGGAGCGTTAAGAATGATCAAACTTGAGTCAGTGCATTTGTTCAACTTCTTGTCTCATGCTCAGTCGAGTGTGACTTTAGAGAGTAAAGGTCTTCCAACTTTGGTGATAGGGCGAAACACAGATAGTGTGAGTTGTGAAAGCAACGGGAGTGGAAAATCTGCAATTTTTGAGGCTATCGCTTGGTGCCTCTATGGCATGACTCTAAGGGGTCTCCCTTCGAGAGATGTGACTCGTGGTGGAATGGGTAAGTGCTCTGTTCGGATAGACTTTTCTATTACAGACGAAGGTGATAGAAATGGTGACTATAGTGTTATGCGCCACCAACAGGATGGCAAGTTCGGCAATTCGATAGAGCTCTCTCGAGAGGGAGAGAGCATTGCAGCCAAGGAGAAGAGAGACACACAAGCATTGATTGAGAACATCCTTGGGATGGATTTCCAACTGTTCTGTGAGTCAACTATCCTTGGCCAGGATGCTATGTGTTTTGCCAATGCTACAGACGCAGAGAAGAAGATCATTCTCGAACGGGTTGCACAGTTGAATAAGTTCAATGGTTACTTGGCGGAGGTGGTTAGTAGGCGGAATGAGTACAACGTCACTTTAGGTGAGTTGGGTATCACTCTAACTACTCTGAATGAGAGGAAGAAGAATCTCACTGATGAGAAGAGTAGGGTACAGCAGGCGGCAGATCAATTCGAGTCTAGGAAGAAGGAAAGACTTGAGGTTCTCAATGGGCAGTTAGAGGGGTGGGAAAGGGGTGCTCAAGATTTGGAGGTCTTGAAGAAAACACTTTTGGAGCTCTCGCAGGTACCTATTGGAGAGTCCGTGAGAGAAAAGAAACCTGATTACGATGAAGCTTTGGAGATGAAGATACAAGCTAATGTGGGTTTGGCAAAACTCAGCCAGCAGTCGTTGTCGATTGAGGATGAACAAAAAAGTCTGGAGCGAGAACTCTTAGCTATTAAGGACATCTGTCCTACTTGTGAGCGGCCCTTTGATGAGAAGAGCACTGAAGCTGCTAGACAGACTGTGATTGGCAAGTTGAAGGTGAATAAGGAAAAGGCCTTTAAGCTTGAGATTGATGTTAGAGAGGCCGATGAAGTTGTGAGTAAGGCAGGAGAAAAGGTACTCACCTCTGGAGAGGCCTTGTCGAAAGCTAGGGAAGAGGCTCAGGTTAGGATTGAGAGTAGACAGCAGTTACAGGGAAAGATTGAGAGTGCCACCCAAGCAGAGACACAAGCGAGGACCGTCCGAAGCCAAATTGATTCAGAGAAGGTAGCTCGTAATCCAGATCTCGATCGGTTGGCTAAGATCGGTGTGGGTTTGGAACAAGCTGAGAAGGATAGAGTGGAGGCACAACAGAAGTTTGACATCCTCCAACAGGACATGAAGTATTTTGACTTTTGGATTAAAGGTTTTGGAAAAAAAGGTCTAAGAGGGTACGTTCTTGATCATGTAGCCAACTCACTCAACAAGTATGCAGCCAAGTATGCAGAGTACTTGACTGATGGCGAAATCCGAGTTGAGTTCAGTACCCAACGAAGGTTGGAGTCGGGAGAGATGACGGAGGACTTCTCCGTTCACGGTATCAACCAACATGGTGCGGATGTGTACAAAGGTAACTCTGTTGGGGAGAGGCAGAGGATTGATATGGCAGTTGCGTTGGCACTCCAGGATCTAATTCGAAGCAGAATGGGTACGGGCATCAATTTGTTCGTGGTGGATGAGGCAGCAGCTAACCTCGACCGAGAAGGATCTGAGAGGATGTTAAGTCTCCTGACGGATATGGCTAAGGAAGGTCGTGAGGTGTTCTATGTTACACACGACTCAGAGATGCAGGGATTGTTCACTCAACAGTTGGAGGTTGTCAAAGAGGGTGGTGTGTCAAGGGTGCAAGCATGACTGATGAAATGTTGTTAGAGGCTCTTAAGACTAATCCGCGCATACCACACATCTCGCCTATTCGAGAGCTGGTGGAAGTAGTCTTGGGTAGTGAGTTCACGCCATCAGTAGAGGAGGAAGATGGAAAATCTACACCGGGTTCTTTAGATGAAGCTCTTTGGAGGTTACATGCTATGGGGTCACTTTTCTATGATGGTGAAGTGATTCTGTTGGCCACTTGATATTTTGTTAGGAGTATCACTATGAGTATAATCTTTGCAACTGCTATGACTGTGGATATAGGACCTGGCCTTAAAATTGCCGTCGCGGTCTGGTTGATTGGTAAGTTTGTAGCATGGGTGATGAAGACACATGACATTGATGGCAACAAAAAAGAGCAAACCGTCCTCAAAGGGTAAACCTAAGGGTGGCGTTAGAGCCCTTGTGAAATGTAGGTACTGTGACTACACTTGTCATGGTAAGCAAGCGCTTGGTCGGCACATGCACTACACCCATCCGGACAAGTGGCTAAAGCGTCAACCCCAGATTCATCTGAAGGTGGAGTCGGTTCAGCAGTTGATGGAGCTCCGAGATCATCTGAAAGGGGCAAAGGCTGACGATCAGTTGATGGCCTATACAGATAAGCTTGCTGGTTTGATGAGAGAGAATGATCTCAAACTCCACATCCAACTTTTGGCATTGGCCAACTCAAAGGCTCAGAGAGCTTGTGAGTTGGAGTTGTTATTGAGTGCTCTGTTTGTCTCCATTCAGGCGAAGGTAGCCGATGGTCTTGGTGATATGGATCTCGATACTGTTGTCTCATTGTTCAAAGACCTCAGTGCGTGCGTGAAGGATTCCACAGAGTTCCTCAAAGGGGTTATGACCTTGAAGGGAGAGGAGTCTCGTTTCTTGGTGCGTACTATGGAGTTGATGAGGGTGTCAGGTTATGACGCTAAGGGTTTGCAGAACACAGAGCAAGTGCTTGCTAGGTTTTTGCAGGTAGAGAGTGATACTGTCTCAACAGGGCAGTTTAAGGATTTAGTCAGTGACATTATGCGAAGAGAGCAAGTTAGAGTTACCTCCAGCCCTGAGGGACGCCCTCCCAGACGAGTTTTGGAGCATGACCCAACAGATGCAAGCCGTGTGCCTTCTGAAGGCCAAACGAGCGGTTCAGGATCTGTGTAGACCCGAGATTGTCTCCCCTAGGGAATTCGTAGAGAATGAAGAGTACCTAGGCAAGGTGACTTCGGGTTTGCATGAAAATTGGAAACGAGAGTTGGAGTATGTACTTACTCCTTCGAACAACATTACCGAATGGATTCTAAAAGGGGCGATTGGAACAGGGAAGAGTACATGTGCAGCAATAGCACAGTGCTACAAGATCTATCAGCTCACGCAGTTAGCTGACCCGGGTGTGTACTTTGACCTTCTACCTGGTTCTAGTATAGTGATAGGCGTCTTCAGCATCACTCTCAGGAAGGCAGATAGAGGATACGACCTGATTAAGAAGTATCTTGACCTCTCCCCGTACTTCAAGATGCACCACCCACGGAATGCACCTCCCCAAGACCCTATTTTCATTCCGGATAAGAACATTCGAGTAGAGCAGGGTAGTCTAGCAGAACACGCTCTCTCGGAGAACATGTACGGTTTCATGCTTGACGAAGCTAACTTCTTCAAGAAGTCGCAGGATGCTATTTCTAAAGATGAGAGGACAAGAGCTCACGATCTCTACAGGCAAGCACAGCGAAGGCAAGAGAGTCGATTCCTGATGAGGCCAGGCTTGACATGTCTTATCTCATCTCAGCGAACGCAAACAGAGTTTCTTGAGGAGAGGGAAGCACAAGGCCAGGATACTGACACAACACGGGTCACAAGTTTTTCTCTGTGGGAGACTAAGAAAGCTGGTACCTACTCGGGTAAGAAGTTCTTTGTGATGATAGGTGATGGGAAGATATCCTCAAGGGTGCTGGATGACGATGAGATGGCATCGGATGGGTACGAGGTCATTGAGGTTCCGATAGAGCATAAGAAAGCTTTTGATGTTGACACCGATGAAGCCCTACGTGACTTAGCTGGTAGGGCTGTTGTAGGAGCGGGCTTCTTCTTCTCTCGAAGGGAAGCGTTACACCTTTGTATCGATAGGAAACGGAGGCATCCATTTACGCAAGAGATACTAACTGGTATAAGTACAGAAGACGGTTCACCTATCAGTGAGTACTTCATACCCGAACTACTGTTTCATACTATAGCATCTCGTTCGACACCAAGAGTGGACCCTGGTATCAGTAGGGTTGGCCATATTGA